TTCATATATAGATTTCCCAAAGGTTTTTTGAAAATGTGGCAGATCTAAAAATTTCCAGTCACCACCCCACTCAAATCCGTATCTCTTAAATATCTGCACCACCTCCATCCAGTCTGCTTTGCCATCCCCATCAAAATCTGATTTGACATCCCAGGCAGCAGTTTCAAAAGTTCCATTTTTATCTTTGTCCAGGATCAGCACAATATCAATGGCCAGGCCATAGTTGTGATATGACTGCCCACCTTTGGCATTTGTAACCCTTTTACCAGGCTTTGATCTGCCCTGGGCAAATAGTGCATCCTGTTCAGCAAATGTCCTTAAAGTGTACGCAAAACGGCAAATAGCACTACCTGTCAGTGATGCTACTATTTCATCATAAAGTTCTAGTGCCTCATCCCTTAATTTCGGATGCAGCAGCTGAATCCTCTCCAGTGTCTTTTGGTCTTTCATCTTTTTTAAATTTTTCAAATGCAGTTACTCCAAACACAGCAGCTGAATAAAGTAGAAACCCCTCAAATACAAACTGCTTAGTGTTTGGCAGGTAGCCCATCACAATAGCATTGATGAAAGCAGTGATGCCAGCAAATCTTTTGCTACTCACCAGCCCATCATCCGATAGTAAGTTTTTTAAGAATTTCATATATCCTTTTCCTGGATATATATAGCACAAAGCCAGCTATTAACACAATGATCCAAAGCCAGCTGATCTTTTTCTTTTCTACAGTCTTTGTCACTTTCTTTTCAGAAACTGTGACACTTTGCTGCTTGTCATTCAGGATGGCCACATCTTTGGTGATGCTGCTGGATTCCTGTTTGTCTTTTCGTTTATTTCGTTTGTAGCGGATTTCCTTAATGGCCTGGGCAGGAATGCTCACACTGTCACCCTTTAAAGTAAAAAGCCCAGTGGCAGTGTCTTTTAACACCACCACCAGGTCTGTAGTTTCTATTTCTTTTGTAGATGTGTTTGCTGTACTGTCTGACTTTACAAACTGACTTGACTGATCTATTGACACAGCTGAACTGTCTTTGATTTGTTTATTGGTAGCTTTTTGCACCAATGAACATGATGTGAACAGCATTGCCAATATGATCAACCTCATTCTCTGTCTTGTTTGTTTTGCATGGATATTGCCAGCTTGTTGATAGTCTCAATAATATTGTCCAGCTTTTTAGCAATGCTGTCCTCATTCTTTTCAACCATGCTCACCCTGACCTCTAGTTCTTTTAATTTCAAACTAACTTTTACATAGATGCCTATCAATCCAATGATGATGGCTATGGCCTGGCCTGCTAAAAAAACGGCAATACTTGTCATGTTTACTTACTATCAATCAATTTTAAAAATACTGGATAAATCTCATCAGTCTCAATGTTGCCTATTGTGTCAATGGTGATTTCACCTGACCACAGATTCACAACATCAATGTCCTTTTCAGCTGTCAATAGTTCCTCTTTTTCTTTCTGCAATTCAGGCCATTTTTCTTTTGACACAGTGATCATTCCGTCTTTTTCCTCACCGTACTTTTTGAATAGTTCCTGTTCAGCCTCAGAATAAAGTTTGAACTCAGGTGCTACCACATTATTCAACCGCTGTAAATACAGCTTTGTTTTCATGTTCACCTTTTGTTTCAACAGCCCCTGACTGATGATCTCATTTGATCCGTCTGCTTTTTGCTTTGTGATTCCGTTCAATTCATAGTGAAGTGCAACCACTTCATGTAGTTTTAGTTTCATGCTTTCGTGTTTTTTTATATATAGCTTTTAAGCTATTTTTTATCATGTAAGTGTCAGCCCTAATTCACCAGCAGCCCAGTTCCATGTGTAGGTGTTGCCTGTCCTGGATGTGTAGTCAGATCCCGACATGGTCAGATTGCCGTCTGCAACCTTTACATCTGCTGATGTCCTCAGTTCATAGTAGTAAACTGATTCAGTGTCCAGGTCATCATCTATGCATTTCAAAAACAGCTTTGTGGCTGTTGCAGCTGCACCATTGATCCAGGTACTTACTGCACTGATTGTCTTTGTCATTCCGTCTTATTTGTGGTGTGCATCATCACACACCTGGTTTGTTATTCTGTCACTGGCTGTTCTGCCCAGGGCAATGGTAGATTCACTATTGGGGGATTCTTAATGTCTGCAATCTTTGCAGCCACATTTGCCTGCAATGCCTCAATATCATTGCCTGCCTCTAGCCAGCTGATCACTTGATCCTCTGTCAAATCAGGATAGGCTGTGAAGTCTGTTTCTGATGGTGTAGCACATGCCATTGCACCGTATGTGTCAGCAGTGATGTCACCATCTGTGCCTGCATACCTCCAGTGAATTGTTTTCACTACATCTAAAAGTTCACCATCCTGTGGTGCTGTGTCCATTGCACTGATGATCCAGTTGTATTGTATTGCCATGTTATTTGTTTTTAATTTTATAGATCACTTGATGCAACAGCTAGTAAGTAATATAAAGCCCCATTGATTTCAACTTTTACAGTTCTAGTTGCAGTGTAAAGTGTGTTAGTAGCCTCACCGAATTTCCAGGGCTGTGCAGTGCCACCAGTTGGTGATGATGTTTTTAATGATCCTGTTGGTATTTCAACATTTCCTAGTGACGATATTCTCATTCTCTCAGTAAGAGTGTTTGCAGAATACTGATCAGCAGTTCTAAAACTTATAGCACCTGCGTAATAATATCCATCAGTCCTAACTGCTATTTGTGCAATGTTATATGATGATGGATATGTCTGATTGAATGTTATAGTATTTTGATCATCAGATGTAGAATATGTAGTGTTTGTTAAAACATATGTACCACTCCCATTGATCCTCATTCGCTCTACTGATGCAGTTGCAAAAATCATATTATCACTACCAGTTGAACTTGTTGCATTTAATGTGATACCTGCATTCCCACCTGTTGCAGCACCAGTTATGATCAATCTGCGATTATATGTACCATCATTTTGATACAATTGTAAAAAACTACCACCGCCATCAACTGCATCAATGCGATATGCGGGGCTTGAATTATTAATACCAAACTTACCATCTGATTTCATGATGGCAATATTGATATTGTTTATCCTGAAATTAATATCAGTGCCTGTTTTAGCATTTACATATGTAGTGCCATCACTTGCTGATAAGAAAGAATATTCCCCAGCACCTGATCTGTCTTTATGAGAGAATTGTGCATTGCTCGTTCCATATGTTGGCACTTGCCCCATGAAATAAACATCACCTATAATACTACTGCTAAATATTGCATTGCCTGATGAATTTATGGTAAGTCTGTCAGTGCCAGCTATTGCAAAAAATAATTGACCGCTAGAATTTGGCACATTGATTCTATGACCTACACCACTAAAACCCGAAATATTGACACTTGAAAAAGTCAATGATCTGCCTGAAATTGTGCCACCACCTGCTCTAAAATATTCACCCTCATTATCACCTAAAATTTCCAAATTAGCATTTGGGCTTGCAGTATTTATACCAACAAATCCACCTCTTATGAAAGAACTACCACCTGCATTGAATAAAACATTTTGTGTGCCACTTGAATTGAATAAGCTGAAACCAGCACCCTGTGTGCCACTAAATTGCTCTATTGCAGCAATGGTATTTCCGTTTGTATGTTTCACATAGTAGCCACCAGCTGTGACAGTGTTGCTAAATGTTGCAGCACCAGTAGTTGCAATAGACAATGCTGTTACAAAAGTATTTGATGCTGACACATCTGTACCACTGCTCACTCTAATACTAAAAGGATCAGATGCAAAAGCTAAAAATGGCTGTGATCCTGATTTTTTTACAAACCCAAGTCTAGGTGTAGATTGAGCATCTATTGCTATATAAGTATTTTCAGCATTGACTAATAAGCTACCAGTCAATGTGCCACCTGATAGTGGTAAGTATACACCTGCCACAGATGGGATGTCTGATGTCAATGCAACTGTGCCTGATGCAGCTGGGAATGTATATGTGTAAGTGCCAGTGTTTGGGATTGCAAATCTTTGTGTGTTAGATGGTGCATCACCGTCTGCTATGTTGATGTAGTTTAGCCCAGTTGCTGATGTTGCAATCAATGACAAAAATCCTGCATCAGTTCCAACAGCTGCTGATTTTGACAGCAATACTCCCTGACTTAGTTTTATGATGCCACCAACAATGTTTTGATTGAATGTGGTCACATTGCTGAAAGTCTTTGCACCAGTGATGGTCTGTGTAGTGCTTAATGTCACATAGCCACTCAAATCAGCAATTGCCTGTGTAGACAATACACCATTTGCATCAGCCACCACCATCCTAGATCCTGTGCCTGATAGAGATGCAATTGTGACACTGCTATCTGATGCAGCTATTGAAAATTTCTTTTGGTTTGAATTAGTGAACACAGCCAAAAGATCACCACTGGTTTGATTGTATGCCTGTGTGAATGTAAAACCGTTTGTAGTTGAATTTGCATTCAATCTGAATCCACTAGCTGCAACTGTTGAAATGTTTGGTGTAGTGCCTGTGATAGTCACAGATCCTGTTGATGGTGATAGTCTTATGCTAGATGCTGACAATTGAAGCTGATCCTGCCCAGCAGCACCAAATCCATCCAATATGATTTGACCTGTTTGTGCATTCCCTGTGCTACCCAATGCCCTAAATATTAATGCCCTACTGTTTCCGTTGTTTGTGCCATCATCCCACATGGTCATGTCACCACTGATCCTGGCAGTGCCATTCAGATCCAATTTGTAGCCTGCATCTGATGCACTTGCAGGGCTAGCACCTATGTAGGTGTTGCCAGTAGTTGCAAATGTCCTGATCTCTCCCAGTAAGTTTGAAAGTCCAGCAGCTGTCACAGATCCTACTGTGATGCTATTTGCTGTTGTGTTGCCTCTGCCTGTCACACTGTTTAAGGTGTCAGATTCAGATGTCAAATAATTTGGTGTCCAGTTTTCCCACTTTTGTGATGTGCTGTTGTATCTTAACAGCTGATTGTTTGCTATTGATGAAATTGTCACATCAGTCAATGCAGCTAGTGTAGTTGTCAAATTCAAACTACTATTCACCCAGTTTGATCCGTTGTATTGTAGCACCTGGCCATTGGTTGCACTGGTGATGATCACATCACCCAGTTGTGTCAATGTGTAGTCACCCTCAGCAGGATTGACTGTGCCAAATCTGCCATTGAAAGAAACCACCCCAGCACCTGTCAAAGTTTTCAGATCACTGATGGTTGTTTTATATAAATATCCAGTGCTGGGATCACCCACAGCCATCAGGTCACTGAGACTAAGGGATGCCCTGGATTCTAATTCTGATATTTTCTTATTTGCCATACTGATAAATAGCTTTAGCTAGGATATTGGTAGTTTGTTGGAACTTGACATCTGTCAGCTGTGTATGGTAGCTGCAAGCTGATGTCAGCCTTTACAGCCACTAGATTGTCAGGTGTGTCCTCAGTGATAAATGTCAGCTGCACATTGTCCTGCATCTCAAATTCAAATTCCTCATACAGCAACTGTGCAATGATGTCCTGTGCCACACTCAGCATGTCACTCACTGCCTCTGTCTCATTGATTTTCTCAGGCAGCATTCTGTCAAAGAAATACAGACTGAAATTCAGTGCAAGTGTCCTGGTAGTGATGCTGGCATTGGTTGAATCAAAGTACATGGCAGGATATACATTGTCTGCACTCTCACCCAAAAACTCATCAAAGTCACCGTAGTAAACAGTATTAATTTGCTCGTGTGCCTCTGCTATTGCTTTGATTTGTTGCACCACTTGATTTAGTGTCAGTGTTCTTGCTGCCATTTTTAAATTTTTTCTCCAGGTAGATTTTTAGTTTCTCCTGATTCTTTTTTGAATATGTTTTATTCGCCATCACAGCATTGGTTTGTGTCTTTTAGCCAGTTGTCTAAGTCTTTAGGATCTTTGCACCCACAGTGATCACCTAACCAAATAGTGGTTGTGTATGAATCTCTCTCAGGTCTGATGATGTCCACCCCTATCCCTGGGCTGTTGTATAAAGGAAATTTGACAGTAGTTGCTACCTGTTTCAAATATTTCACCAGTCTTTGGCCGTAAAATTCAGCCCTGGATCTGTACCTGTTGGCCACATCAATCATGTCCTGTGCAGATGGCAGATCAGTATTGTCACTGCTTTTTCTTACCACACCTTTGTTGTAAAACTGATATGACAGCCCCATTGGTAACTCACTCATCACATAGTACACCAAAGCATTGGTGATGTAGGTGTCTAACAAATCAGCCTCATCAGCTGTCAGGTCATTGGCATCAATGCCATCCTGCAATCTGTTGTAAAGGCCTGTGCCTAGTGCTGGCAAAATGTACATGTCCTGTGCTGTCAGGATCTCAGGCAGGATCAGTTTCTCATCCACATTGGCATGCAGCCCTGTCCTTTCTTTTATAGTTTTAACCGAAATAAAAAGTGTATTTCTGCTCATCTTATTTATCTTTTTTTATTACAACATTACTCACCCATGTGTGTCTACAGCTAGGGCTATGCTCTCCATTTGGCATTGTCCACCAGCCACCTCTCCGATCAAACACACTGTAGCCCAGTCTCTCACTAAGCTGTTGGATGTCTGATCTGCTGTACAGCTTATTCATTGCCATCAACTTTTTACAGAATGACCTGGATGTGGCTGAATTGGCTTTTGCACCCTCTGCTGCTAGTTTCCTATAGTCCCAGTCATATTTGTACATCAATTTGAAACTGGTAGTCTGTGCAGGCTCACCAGGTGTCAGTTTACTCAGTGGCTCTTTTGCCTCCCTTTCAATTGTACCACCTACCACCTTTGCTCTAAGTATGCCATTCTCCACTAGTTTTTTCATCACCTCATTGATGATTATTAAATCAGTCTTTGTGACCTTAGCAATCACCTCAGGTGTGATCCTCTTATCTTTAGTAACTAGATCAATGACATTTTTTTCAATCTCACTAAGGATCACATCCTTAAATTCCATCATCATGATCTCATCATCACCCAACAGTTCAACAGACTTAAATCCTACATTCTTTTTTTTTAAAATAGCATAGTTGTCTGCATCCTCACCGAACTGAGCAAAAACACTAAGCACCTCATCCTCACTGAACATCTGTTTGCTGAATGCTGCACTTTCCTCATCAGATCCTAGCCAGGTGTTGATCTCATCATCTGATAAAGCATACCCACCTTTCAGCATTGCTGTGGCCTGATCCCTGGTGATTTTGCCCTTTGTGAACTCTCTGATGATTCTTTGCATGTTCTGCCATTCCCTGCCTTTAAGCCCCTTTAAATGCTCATTAACAGATGCAGCCTGCTGCTGTTCTACTGGATCAGTAGGCATGCCGTATTTAGTAGGATCAATGCCCATCTTTTCCAAAATCCATTCTTTAGGTGCTACCTGGGCAATAATGTTTTCACTGAACTCAAAGCCTATTGGCTCAACAGGCTGGATGTACATGTCCTGTGTTGCACCCTTTAACCTGGCCAACATGTTGAACACACTTTCCAAAAATTGCTGTTTGTCATTGCAGTATGTAGATTTGAAAATCTCATATCCATCCCTCATCTCAGTTCTAGTCCCCATCTTTCCAGGCTCACTAATACCAAACAATGATGGTGTAGTGATCTGATGACCTGCAAAGATGTTTTGCTGGATCATAGAATCAACCCTGCTAAAATCCTCTTTGGTCAGATCTGATGTGCCTAGATCCTCAACAATAGCCTTTCTGTCTGCACCAGTAACAAAGTTTAAAATGAACTTTTTGCCATCAGCACCAGTGAAACGCTTTTCAAAACGCTTTTCAATGTTGCCCTTTTCCTCATTGCTAGGCTCACCATTTGGTAGTGTGATAAGTTTACTGGCAGAAAACCCTGTCTGAGCATTGCCCAAAACATGCTTTGAAACCTCAATATCACTAAGGATGTAATTCAATGCACCCATGTAGCCAGGTAGTGCATAGGTGTCCATCCCTGGTCTGTATTCTTTAATGTACAGGATCTGTTTGCCTTTCCTTACCTGTGTGTTGAATGCAGGTATTTCATCACTTTTGATCTTGCTGTCTTTCCAGTCTTGCTTATACCAAAATGATGTATTGTCTTTGTTTGATCTGATCTTTGTATAATCAATATGATTCACAGTTGTAAGCATGCCACCCACCTCACTCCAAATCACCTCCAGGTATGCACCACCAAATACCTCAATGTCAATAGACACCTTTCTAGTCAAATCATTCAGATTCTCATAGTCATTGGCTTTTTTGATGAACATCTCAGCAGCAGCATCAGGCTCTTTTGTAGCCCATCCATTGCCAGTGATGTAGTTTACTTTGCCTCTTACAATAGCATTGTGCTTTGCACTCTTATTGTACATTTCTAAAAGGTAGCTAGGATAGTCATTGTTGTTGCCAAATTCAATGTAGCCTGCACCTCTTTTTTCCATAAACTCAGGCTGCTTTGCCTCAGCAAAGGTCAGCATGAACATGTTATCTGTTAGTTTCATTCTCTTACTTTAAATGTGTTATCTGTGTCATATTCGGTGAATGCAAAATTGCTATTGTCATCCAGTCTCAAAATGCCAGTCTCCAAAAGACTAGTGGCATGATCAGGATTTGTATTGTTTGTGCTAGTTTGCTCATAGATGTAGTATGTCCATTCACCTGCCAGCTTATTGTGGATCTCATGCTGGGCATCAATACTGAATTTGTTGTATCTGTCTTTGTGTGTAGATATGTCAGTATTGTTCAACTTCACAAACTTCACCACCTCATTGCTAGTCCTATTGATAAAATAGAATAAGTAATTTGGTGCAGCTAGTGTCTGCTTTTCTTTCAAAGTCAGGATCACACTACTGGTTTGGCCTTTTGTCAGGTATATCATATTGTTAAATAGCTTTTATCCTGTGTTTTACCACAAAAAAAAGCCAGCCCCTGAATAGAGACTGGCCGACTACCTACTATTGAAAACCACGAAAGCCTATGCTGTCAATCCAGCAATGATGCCACTAGTCACCTCAGGTGCTAATTCTTTCTCACCACCACTGAATGTCAATGTGTAGCCATTACGGTCTGCCTGTGCAGTACCTGTTGCAGATGTTCCAGCAGAAAGGTCTAGGCCATTTTGTTTGCCTATCAACCAGTATTTGCCGTTTGCATCCTCAACTACAGCCATCAAATTGTTTTTAGCCAACAATAGAATTTCATTTCTAGTGTTTGCTTGCATCTTGTTTAGAACGATTGCTAATTCCTGAGCATAAAACACAGTGCCGTTTTGTACGTTTGCGTTTACGTTTTCAGTTAATGAACTGCTATTCTTAACAAGTGCATATTTATAGAATACTTTGCCAGCTGCCTTAGTGATAGCTGTTACAACACCTGATACCTCAGTCACTGCTGAAACATCACCTGCTGCAATAAACCACACCGCTTTTATTCCTCCGATGGAATCCTTGCAATCAAGCACGAATCCCTGACTTAATGCACATGCCATTTTTTAAAATTTAATTAGTTTTTAAAATAGGGCAGGAAACTTAATCCCTGCCCTGTAAAATTATACTGTGAACTTTACGATTTCCTCAGGGAAAGCGAATTGAACACCCATTTTGAATTTCGCTACAAAACGGATTTGATCATTATCTTCAGAATATTTGATGCTGAACTTAGTTTCCTCATCTAAAAGATCAGTTCCTAAGAACATGTTAGAAATACGCATTGCATAGATCTTGCTAGTGCCATTCAAGCCTGCAACTGCAACAACTTTGATTGATGTGCCAGGTAGAACAAACTCGCTGTCAGCCTTACCATCAAAACTGTAGTTGAACATGTTTGCATTCTTTAATGCAATTGTGTAAGTGCGGAAAACATCCTGACCACAGAAAATAGTCATGTCATCCTTTGCAACAACCTGTGCAGGGATTGCTTTGTAAACTGCATCAAATACAGCCACAACATTTGCAGCAGTGATTGCAGTTGCCTGGGTAGCAATGTAAGTAGTTGTGTTTGCATCTACCACTGTGTTTGCAGCTGCTATCAATTTGATAAAGCCATCAAATTTATTAAGGTTACCGTTGGCTGATGCCGTATCGGCCTGCCAAATGCCAGTTTCTAATTGACTAGAGATTTTCTCTGCTTTTCTGTTTGAATAAGCATCAGCAAAAGCTAATGAATCATACTGACTGCCAGCTGGTAAAGCCTTTTGTAAGTAAGTTCTTTCAAGATCAATTGGACATAAAGCCTCATTAACTTTGATCTTACCAACAGTCAATTGACGTTGTGTGAAAGATGTTGTGCCACTTGCAGTGAATCCGCAAGATGATCCGTCTTGGAAAAATGCATCAGTGTCCATCACTGCGATTTTCTCGCTTGACTTAACTTCTACTAAAACATTTCCTTTTGATTTGATTAAGTCAGCAGTCTTGCTACCTAATACAGATGAAACTACTAAAAGATTCTCATTCTCTTTGGTGTAGTTTGCTAGGGTTGAAACATCAAATGCCATGATATTTGTTTTTTATTTGTTTTAAAATTGATTACTTGTTTACGCTTTTTGCTAATTCTAAGAATCTGCTAATTTTTTCAGCCTTAGATTCAGCATGTTGATTGAAAGAATTTTTTGATTTCTCAGTTGGTGCAGCTGATGGTGTGTTGATTAAACCAACAATCACATCAGATAAGTCACTTACAGCCTTTGAAAACTTTGCATTGCTTTCAGCCATCATGCTCTCAAAACCAGCATGTGCTGATTTTAATGATGCTAATTCAGCCTCTAGTTGTGCAATTCTCAATTCAGCCTCTGATGGCTCTGCTGGTGCAGGCTCAACAACTGGCTCAGATGCTACAGTCACAGCAGTGATGATGCCAGCATCATCAACAGTGATCTTTGTGCCATCTACTAATTCATGATCTCCAGCAGGTGCAGGCATTTCAATTTCAGACTCATCTTTGATGGTAACTTTACCACCTACTTCAAGTTTGTCAATCATTACCTTTCCACCAGCTTTCAAATCATACTCTTTTTTGTCCTCTGTAGGCTCAACACTAGGTGCTGGCTCAACAGCTGGATCAGCAGCAGGTGCAAGAACAGGATCAGCGAAATTCGCCCCTGACTGTTCAAACATTGCTTTGATTTTTAATACAGCTTCTAATGGTGTCATATTGTTTTTTATTTGTTTAAGGCCTAAAGCATATAAATAGCAGGCATTCTGACAGGTTACCACATAGAAAAAAGGGATGGCTACAATGCCACCCCTCTGATATTTATTTTTAGCTTTTTTTAGCTTTCTACCTGGCTCAGAATCTCCTGGATCTGTGACCACATATTTTCAGCCACCTTATTGATGTCCTGCTTTTCAGTGGGTTTCATTTGGAAAAGTCCCTCAACTGAGAATCCTTTGACCTTACCCTCTTTGACCATCTGCCACACCTCAGGGTTGTTCACTTTGAATGATCCAAACCAGCTGCCATCAGGCACATCCTCAAATCCTTTCATGGCCTGGATGCCTCTTTTCTGATCTGTGATCCATGATTCAAACATGGTCAGGCCTTCTAACCTTTGACCACTGTCATGCATCAGATTCACATTTGATTGATAGCCTTTAGTGAAAAACTTTTGTGCAATCTTTTTGATGGTGTCTTTGCTAAAGATCACATAGTATTCACCATTCTCATCATTTCTGTATATAGGTTTGTCAGCCAGCATCAATGCACCAGTGATGATTTGCTCATCCTCATCCTGTATTGCAAATGATTTTCTTTCAATTTGTTTCAGCTTTCTTTCTGCCCAGTCAATCATGGCATCACCACCCCAGGCATCCCACATCAATCCACCACATCCCTCAGAATACGGCACATCTTTGTTTTGCTGGTGTCTCTTAAAACCGCTGATCCTGGCAATAGTGTCCCTGGATATTTTCTCTTTGTTTGCAATTTGGTTTGCCCTGGTCTTTCCAGTTTGCTCACCACAGTCACCCCATCCATTTTCATCAGCCCATTTCAATGCTCTTTTGGCATTGTTCACTGCTGCCTCAGGATAGTCATTCCAGCTGTCCTCTGCAAATGCTAGAAAGTTTTTATCTATGGCAGGCCTGTCTACCAGTGCTACCCAGTCTACCTCCATGTCACTGTCTACATCAGGCAATATTTCTAAATTGTATATTGGTAATTTCTTTTCCATACTGTTAAATAGTTTTTTAGCTTAATCTTGCAGCCCTGTTTATTCGTGTGATCCTTTCCTGCTTATTAGTCACATCAGATTCTACCACATAGGCTCTGTTTGTTGCAGATCCCATCTGATTGATGGATTGCTGATCTAGCTGTGTGACAGTGTTCTGAATAGGTGCAGCTGGTGTAATTGGTGCAGCTGTAGAAACACTGGGTGCAGTCACTGATCCACCACCACCGCCACCACCTTTCACCTGGGTAAGAATGTTTTTGGCCTTAGATGCTGCCCCTAATACAGCAGCAATCTGTGTTGCATAGAATATAGGGAAAGCAAATGCAGCAGCTGGGCCTGTAGCCTTTGCAGATTTCTGTGCAATGTCTAAGCCCTGAGCAAAGCCCACCCCTGTTGAAATGGCAATCTGTGCAAGCCCTGCAACCTTACTGGCAACAGTTCCCTGTTCAAATAGCCCAGCCAATTGACCTAGCACATCACCAGTGGCTAGTGCAAAATCTCTTTGTGCCTGCTTTTCAGCCTCCTGGTATGCAATCCTCTGATCTGTCAATGACTTTACTTTGTCATTGTATTCTTTCTCAGTGATGATTTTATTGTTGAAAGCCTCCTCAACCAAAAGCTGTTCAGCATCCAATGCAGCCAGCCTGGCCTCATATTCAACACCTAAAATAGTTTGCTGTCTGTCCAGGTTGTCAATTTCCCTGGTGTACTTTGCCACCTGGATCTGCTGATCAAAGGAATCCAGTGAAAGATCTATTTCCTGTTTCTTTTCAGCATAGGCAATCTCTGCATCAACCCTGGCCTGTGTGCCAGCTTTACTGTTGTTGATGTTATCCTGTAGCCTCTTTAATTCAATTTCTGCCTCCTCATTGGCAATGGATTTCTTTTCCTCTAGTCTAGCTACCTCATCTTTGATCAGTTCAGCATTTGCCTTTTTTCTGTCCAGCAATAGTTTGTTTTCACTAGCAGCCACTGCCTGATCTAGTGCAATCTTTTCCTTTGTAAGTGCAACAGCATTTGCCAATTGCTCAGATCTTAAACCAGCCACCTGTGCCTCAACAGCTGCCACCTCATTCTGTGCCTCAATCAATGCAGCCTGTAGATCTACATTTGTTTTATTCTGTGCCAGTTCAGCAGCAGCAGCAGCAACCTTTGCCTGTGCTAGTTTTTTCTGTGCCTTTTCCTGTTCATCTAATACCTTAGCCAATTTATTATTGGCCTCAATTCTTTCATCAATACTCCTAAACTCATCATCCCTGACCTGCCTCAATTGTTCAGCCTGCCTGTCATACTTTTCAACCAACCCAGCTAACTGGGCAGCTGCTATCTTAGCACTGTTCTGCAAAGCAATGGTAGCCTTTGCCTGTTCATAGATTGCACCTACATTGATTTTAGATGCCTTATCTACCACACCACTCACTACACTGACAACAGACTTTGCAGCCTCACCGAAATTGTTGTAAATGTCTTTACCAGCCTGCACTGCATTTTTGCCTGTAGTTGCCAGGCTTTCCTTTGTAGCGTTTATGCTTTTGGTAAGTTCCTGGATCGTTGTCTGATCCTTATCACCCAATGGTGACTTTTCCCAGGCTAGTTGAATCTCACTGATCACTAGCTTAATGCCATCAAAAGCTAGTTTCAATGGTGTGATGGCTAGTGTCAGGATGCCACCTAGCACCTTACCTAGTGCCTCAAATCCGTTTGTGCTTTTGCCTACCTCAGTGGTAACATTGATAAATATTTCTACTAAGGTGTTTACAATAGTAGCAATGGTATTGAACACAGCAGATACTGCATCAGCTACCTTTTGATTCTTACTTAATGCCTCCTTAAAAAAGTTGAATGCACCAGCAATCACTGAGATGATTCCCAGTGACTTGATAGCATTGCCTAGACTACCAAATGCACTAGATGCCTGTTTAGCCTCTTTCTCAGATTTTTTGGCACTGTCACCAATGTCCTCAATCTGATTTTTGGTCTGTTTTAGTTTTTTATCAGAATCACCTGTATTGACTACAATATCAACACCTACTTTTTCATTTGCCATTATTCGTATGTTGTCTCAATTACTTTTAAAAATTCAGCCTTTGTGATCCCAGTGTCCATTGGATTGTAGTCCTGCACACTGTTCAACCTCCACAAAGCCCCATCTATATAGATCAGTCTTGCAAAGTCCAGGCTGTATATGTCTTTTGCTTTCAGGTAGACAAATGCTGATAGTAGTTTGCTGTCCTTATCTGTGATCTCTGCTATGTACTCACTCCAATATCCATTGAATAGATTTGCTGTTGGGTATGGTGTAACCAGTTCAAAGTAAAGTTCACCAGGTGTGCCAAAGTTCAAATCTGCCTGTGGTGCATCAGGATCATCAAGATGTCCAGCATATCCATAAGTAGTTAAACTCTGCAATGTTGCCCCAGCATTCTTAACTGCATAGCTGGTCACACCTGTGATCTTTTTAGCCTGTAAGATTCTGATCACATGCTCAGTCACATCCTCTACACCATTGTTCAGTTTGAATATTGTGCTGAACACTTTATCCTCACCATTGTAGCCCACCAGTGGTGTAGGTGCAAAGATGATTTCAGCTGTCTGCTTTTCCTTTGCAAAGTCATACCCACTGTCCTCTATTCGTGTGCCATAGGCCTGGCTGTATTTCTTTTGATACTGGTCATTGTAGTAGTCTGTATCATTTTTGTATTTGAACTCAAAATATCTACCATTCAGTTCACTCATAGGTTTCAACCTGATAGGCTTTGATCTGTCCACCTTATATGTCCAGTCAATGTATCTGATCACTCCATCCTCTAGCAATAGATTGTCCAGGTCATTTATTTTTAATAGGCCATTAAAATCATCAATGGCTAGTAAAGAAAGCCCATCAAAATCATAGAACTCAATGTATGGTTTGATGATCAGGTGCTTTGACTTAATAGGATCTTCAACCACATACATGTTGAACATCTTGATGATGGATGCAAAAAAGTCCTTTTGAAATATCCCCTTTGGGATGTTGTCATTGATGCTGATGGTATCACCATACTCAGCTGGCACTGTGATGCTAGTTGCATTGTCAATCTTTAAGAATGTGCCACCGTATGATTCAACATTGCCAAATAAAAATTGCAAGCTAGGATCAAATGACATTGTGTAATTGACTTCAATCCTTAGCGTTTCACCTGGGTTGATCACTGCATTTAGTGTGTCAGTCCATAGGTATGGAATAGACAGTGAAGGTGCTGATCCTACTGTATTGTTGAATGACTTTGTGGCCAGAACTGTTGTCCCTTTGTACAGGTCAAATGTTAATGTGGTGTAAGCTGTGCCAAATCCTGAAAATCCTAAATTCAAAACACCATACAGATTCAGGTTGATGACTGTGTTTGCCACCGCTGTGCCTGTGTAGGTGAATGATTCATTGTTGGTCTGTGTGAACTGTGCCAGTGATATGCTGTCAAATTTCAAATTTTCAGTGCTGGTGTTCTGTAAGTTCATGACAGTGTATGCACTATTCCTGTCAGCCTGCACCAGCTTTGTAGTGTTTTTGATAAGGATCTTTCCGTTTTGTGGGATGATCAACCGTCTGAACACAGCTGAATTAAAAAAGCTGGCCTCATAAGTGTAGCCTGATCCGTTGATGATCTTATCCATGTACTCTTTCACATACAATGCAGGTCTGAATGCCTGCACATTCCAGTCATGTTTGTTTGCTGAACTCACCAGGCCATAGTCCATCAATGGATAGTAGTAGCCTGATCCCTGCACATTGTCCCATGATCCTGTGATGTTGGTCATATTCCAGGTATGATCATACTGGGAAAAATCTAAGTTTTCCAGCTTTTCATTTCCTAGTGCAGCTATAAAGCCACCCAATTCACCGAACACAGCACACTCATATTCTATTGTCCCATTGTCCAGGATGATTTCTAGCATCCTCAGAATGCCTTTAAAGATCTGCACCTTATCTACAAACACCACACAGTTGGCTGCCTTTGATGGGTTGAAATTGTAGCCCACATTGATCAGTGCAGGATCATAATCATTTGATGATCCAAACTCAAAGATGTGTCCAAACACCTTATTGTTTACAGCATTCCCAGGTAAGACAATAGTCTTAGAAAAGTTGGTATTGCGTGATGAAAAATCCTTAACATCATCAATGTTGTATGTGAACTCAGTTGATAGGTCTTTAGTAAGATCCAGCCTCTGATTTTCAATATATATTTCTGTCTTGATCATCTGTATTGACTATTCATTTTTTGAGCAAATTCAACCTCTAAATCAAAGTTGAACATCTTGTCAGCAATCCTATTCTTTTCCTCCCAGTTGGTGTTTTTGATTCCAACAGGATAGTAATACCCAGCATCCTCATAGTACACCTCAGGGCTGGTGATAAGATCCTTTAGCCATAAATAGTCAGTGGCATTGATATAGTCACTTGATAGTTTGAAACTCACCATCTCATTAACTGCAAACGTATTGACACCAGCATTGATTCTTTTGAATGAATCATACCTGGTCATAGATCCTGAATTATACTGCCAGTCTAGTTGCTGATAGCTTTTTTTCTCAACAGCTGCTGACCTCTTATTCACTAGCCTAAATGCAAAGCTGTCATAGCCTCCCAGCTTATTTAAGAAATGCAATGTCACTGGTGTCCATCTAGGGTTGCAAGCTAACTTGATCTTGAACTCAGGTGACTGATTGCCCCCATAGTTCACTTTCACTCCATACTGGTATGTGGCTGCATTGATCAGTGAACTGCCCAGGTATGCATTGATGGCAGCAGGTGACAGGTCAAACAATACAAATGCACTGCATGCAATACTGTTTCCTGTTGATGATGATCCGTCTGTTGCCCCACCTGGTAGATACTTTTGTACTGTCAATGTCAGGTTGGTAGTGGTTGCAGCTGTGTTCATGAAACCAGCATACAGTCTCTCTGTCAGTCCTACCTCAGCTGTTGTCACATCCCTGCCTGTTAGCCAGGTGTTAATCTTTGGCTGATAGTAAGATGTTGTCCAGTCTCTGAATACTGGATTGACAAAGTTAAATGCTCTGTAGTTTCCTGATGCCAGGTTGGTGTATGTAGTGCCACCATAGTCCTCACCAAATCTGATCTCATAGTTGATGTACAGATCATTCCCTGTGTAAGCAAATGCAGTGGTTGTGGCATTCGGTTTGAAATAGCCATTTAGGTAACTTCTTACCACACTGCCAGCATTAAAGATGCCTTTGGTAGTTGATGGATCAGGAAATAGTTTGATCCTGGTCACCAGTGTGCCACTGATTAATATGTCAAACACATATTTGAAACCTGCCTGTGCATAGTTATTAGATGTCACCACAAAGTACAGATCATCATGTGCTGATGGATATGCCTCAGGTGTGCTATTGATTGTAATTGCCATTATTCTTTTTTATCGTTTATGTTATTATTTGCCTGTCTTATTATGACCTTCACATCCTGCCCAACTACTTTAGATAGAGATTCCAGGAAACTCTGCCCAAATGTTGAATTGATGGTATTGTCAAAGAATCCAGTCCGTCTGATACCTTTCTTTTTAATGTTCACCGCTGTAGCATACACAATGGATTTCATCTTTTCATCAGCTGATTTGACCTTTGCCAAACTCTTATTTTTACGCTGTCCAGCTGATAGCTTTTTCTTTTGATCCTCTCTGCTGCCCATTGTGCCTCTCAGCTGATACCACCTCAACAGGCTCTTTTGCATGGCAGCACCTACCAGGATGCCACCCTTTTTGTTCAGTTTCTTTTTAAAGCTGTATGGTGATCCTGGCTCACCTTTCTCAAAACCGCTGACACCTTTATTGACAAAGTCATAGTATCTTGATGCAGGATCTGATTTGTCCCAGCCTATTGTGATTTCATAGCCATTGCTGTCCTTAGTCAATGCACCCTCTGAAATGCCATCCTCTATGCCACCACTGGCAACCTTTCCCTTTCTGTTTAACTCATCCTTTATGTTCTGAACAAACAGTGCAGCAGACTTGATCATGAATCTTTCAAGTGTAGGCAGTTCATTCACAGATGCATAGTCAGTAGGATCATTGCCTAGTTTGTCCAGCAATCCATCATTGACCAGTTCAGCCTGTAGTTGTTTAGTTGTTTTTGCCATACACTTTTTTCAGTTGTGCTTTATCGTGTTCCGCTTTGGCTTTCAAATAGGATAGGTCATTTAAAAATTGGATAGTCATCAGATCATAAACATCCTCTAGTTTGATCTTTTCATGTTCGGCAACAATGGATGCCTGGTAAATCCATCCAAAACGCTGCATAAAGCCTGATACACTATTTCCGCTTGTAGCTTGCTCATCTTCATCCTCATCATCTCCGAGATCAAAAAGTCCTTTGAAACTTTTATCCAGTGCCTGTACACTTGACAAAAAAAAACCACAGATCCCAGCACATCAGTGACAGGTGCAGTCAGCATGTCATTTGCATATTCCTCATGACTAGATGGATCATAGGGCAGATCTACCCACATGCCTAGCCAGTTTCTTTTCTGTGGGATGACCATTGTGGCTGCTATTCTATGCAGGTTTTCAGTAAAGCTGGCAGCAAAGTGCTTTGTCTCAATGTACCTGCCTGCTGGCATTCTTTTGACATCATACTGGCATTTGAATCTTTTGCCATTTGCATAGATGTAGTTTACATGCTTGACATCAAATTGCTTTTGTAGAAACTTGATTTTGTGGGCAATCTTTAGGAATTGCTTTTCAGACATATCCTGGATCTGTTGCTCAGTCTTATTTGTCAGGATAGCAATTGTCTTGATGCTCATTTCCTGTTCAGACATGCTCTCAACATTTGATTGCAGGTCATACAGTTGCTGCCACTGAAATACGTTTATATCTTTCCATGTCATACCCTTAAATAGAAAAAGCCACCTGATTGAACAGATGGCAGTGTGTAACAAAGTCAGGGCAAAACTTTACTTTTTGTGTAATAAAGTAAAGGGATAGCTTTACGAATTGTGCAATAAAATTTGACAAAGTCTGTAATAAAATGCAGCCAAATTCGGTAGTGTTACTACCTTATTAGACACAAATACAACCCTTTTTGTGACTTTTAAAACACATTAAGCAAATGAATATCTGCCTGTGCCTCTCTTTGTGTTGTGGTTATTCCAGGCCAGTGCCAATGCCATCACACAGTCATCATGGAATCCGCTAGGTGCAGAATACTTCACCCCATTTGCAGTGAACTCATATTCAAAGATGTTCAGTTCAGCTGTGATTGCCCCATCAGGAAATGCAATCTTTCTCTGTTGGATGGCTGTCTGTAGCCCTGTCATCAGTTGCTGTTTAGATGTGCTAGTGAACTTAAAGCCTGTGACATCCAGGCCTGCTGCCTGTAGATCCTCGAATATAGGATCACCCACACCAGTGCTATCCATCAGGATAGGTGACCTGGGCAGTGCTGTGATTCTTTGCTTAGTGGTACGCCAGTCATCCTGAAACCTATCAAAGTGACACACTGTGCCATTCTCATCCAGTCCTATGATCACTGTGTAGTCATATGACTTTGCCAGGTCAATGCCATAGCAGACAGCTGGCTGATTGCTCATTGGATAGGTACACTGCTGGATAAACATAGCCCCAAATGGATTTGCCACATTCTCATTGAACTCAGCCATGTATTCCTGACTGAATGCTAACTCAGGCAGATCCAGTCTAGCCTCATCAATTTCTGTTGGATCAATATAGGGATTGTCATAGGTAGACATCTGCCAGCTTACCCAGCCAGCATCACCTGATTTGCCCCTCTGCCAAATCTTATGAAAGTCATTTTTGCCTTTAGGTGTAGACAGAAAGAATGCATCACCCTTAAAGTCAGTCAGTGTAGGCCTGATTGATTCAGTCCATCTGCCCCATAGGTTTTTGACAAAGGCAGCCTCATCAATGATGTTTCTGTGGTATTTCCTGGATCTACCTGCCAGTTCATTCTCTAGTGACCAAAACTCAATTTTGCCACCTGTGATCAGTTCAATGAATTGATGGTCATTCTTTCGTGATATGATAGGCTCTAGGGCATGCAGGCACTCATTGAATGTGCCATCCAGTAGTTTGTATGTAGGTGTGAAATAGCCAGCCAATTTGCCTGCAATGGCCGTCTCAGATAGCAGGTTGATGGCCAGGGCTGATTTGCCCCACCGTCTGCCACAGGATAGCACAGAAAACCTTTTGTGACCATCCACAACTTTCTGCTGGTTTACATGCAGTTCATTTAATCTGACCTCTTTCTCTAGCATTAATCTTTGGGTGTTTCAATTTCAGGCTCATGTCTGAACATGTAGTCAGCACGTTCATTCAGTTCATTTATTACCTCATCAGGTGTTTTATCTGTCCTGCACTCAGTTGTAATAACTGCCAGTGCAGCCATTAATAACCTGCCTTCATGTGTTTCTAGATCAATAGATTTTAGGTCTTTGATTCTCATATGTTAGTCTTTAGGTGTTTCTTTCTTTTCATACTTCACTTTGATGGTCACCTCTTTGCTGCCATCCTCCTGGATCTTATCCACCAGGCCATTCAGTCTCTGTGTGATGCTCGGATTGTAGATACCTGCCATGCCACCAGCCACCTGATCTTGCCTGATTTGTTCCTTTATTATAGAGCAGATATTGGTAAATTCTTTGTATCTGCCATCTTTATTCATGAAATAATCATGCAGCCATGATGCAATCCCCTGTTCAAAACACCACACATTGAATCCCTCTAGTGTCAGTGGTTTCTCTTTCTCTCTCAGCACCTGTTTGCCCATTCCACCCACCCAGTCTTTGACAATGAATGGATTTGCTTTGGTGTCTTTCTTATATTGCTGAAACAGATCCCACATGATCTCAGGTGTCTCAATATTCTTTGGCCTGCCAACTGGCTTTGCTGCCTTTTTAGGTGCAGCTTTCTTAGTAGGTTTCTTTATTGCCTTTGCCATGTTAGTCTAGTTTTGATTTAAAATGCTCACAGATCTTTTCCATCTTTCCCTGGTAGTAAGTAGCAAAGTCCTTATATCCATCAGGCTTTTGCTGATAGTTTATGTAAAGGATTGCCCTCAGTCTTTGGCTGGGTGTCTTTTCGGTTTCCAGGTCTGTCTTTAGATTCTCAATGGCATCCACCTCACTAGCCTGGAATGATTCCTCTTTGATGGCTGCATAGCAAAATTTCTGATTCAGCTGGAATAGTTCAGCTGCCTGGGCAGGTGTCAATTCCTGTGTGCCTATGGTGATCCTGACTGTCTTATCTTTCCTGGATGCTATGCTTTCAATTTGTGCAGGTAGTAGTATCATAGTGCCTCTATTTCTTTTTTCAAATCTTCTAAATATTGAATAGTGATTGCCTCAATGTGTTCAGTAGGCAATCCCATTGCTGCCAATGCACTACCACAGGCCTCATCCATGTAGTCTACTGTGATCAATGCACACTGTTTTGCATTATTTTTTCTACTTTCTACATGATGTGGATGTGATGATGTATTGTAAAACTTATTATATAATTCCTGTGCTTTCTCTTTCGGTGTCATTTGATTCCGTTTACTATGTTGTTAAATTCATCCAAAGCACTTTCCTGTTCTAGAAAGTTGTTTACATCAGTGATGTGTTTGTTGATCAGGGCATCTGCCATGTTGTATGTGTAGTGTCCTGATGTTTCAAGTTGATCACCACTCATCCCTGTTTTGCTTACAGCTAGAAACCAACATTTGTTGGACAGGATTTTCCAAATGGCTCTCAGCTTACTCATCTGCCCTGACCTTTGTAGGCTTTTGGCCTGGGTGAATGTTTGTTGTAACTCTTTTTTGCTGATCCTCTTTTCCGTTTTCCGAAACTTACTTTGAATGATCCATTGCTAACCTTTGCCATACAATTTTGACCAGTTTGTAGGGTAGGCCAGTGGTCTGATTAACTGATACCCTTTGTTTAAAAAATATGCATCCCATTCAGATTGCTCTTTAACATTGATATGCCCCCAGGCCTCATCATTTTCTGTCCGCTGTGATGTTGAACTGAATAGGATGTATGCTGGCTGTATCTGTTTAAATAGTGCATCCAACTCCTTATCAGTCATGTGTTCTGCTGTTTCAATAAATACCAGTAGATCTGTGGTGATTGCATTTCCCAGGATGTCAATATGTGGCACTCTGATTTTCATGTACTCAACATGTGATTTGAACTTTTCACATGCCTTTACATCATAGCCTGCTTTGTGGAATGCATCAGAATAGACACCAGTGCCAGCACCAAAGTCTAGCACTGACCTCACAGGTAGATCTGACATTTGCCTGGCAGTTGCTGCCCCTAGTTCTAGGAATGCAGGATTGTCCAGACTGATGCCCATTTCTAACTCAATCCGTAAAAATTCATCATCTGTGATCATTCAGTTTCTCTTTGTGCTTATCAATTAAAAAGTCCACCCACTGTTTCTTATCTCCATACTCCAGGTGACAGGATCTGCATACTGCCATCAGGTTTTCAATCTCATCCTTATCTTTTGATCCACCCATGCCCCTGGCTTTGATGTGGTGAATGTCTACTGCCTGCCTGCCACACACTTCACAGGGAATGAAGTCACATTTTTTAAGCCCCATTCCCTGCAAATAAATTTGTGTGTGTTTCCTCATCCTTTCCCCATTAAATTTTTCCGTTGATTAATAATTAATTAAAAAATTTAAGGATGAGAATATCTTAAATGAGACTGCTGTACAGCTGGTGTCTCAGTTCATTAATCTTATCCAAATGGAAATACTGATTGCACCACTCATAGTTTGCCTCACCTATTTCCTTTCTATAAATAGCATCAGTGGTCACTTTTTTGATTGCTTTGTACCAGTCAGTTTGATTGTTCACTTTCACAGTGTACGGGCATCCTCCGTACGGATCTACATTGCTGACAATAACAGGTATCTTTTTAGTGGCTGCCTCTAATACTTTCAGGTTTGATTTCATGCTGTTGAACTTGCTTGCTACCAGTGGCACAATAGACACATCAGCCTCATTGTAAAAATTCATGTACTCTGTGATGGGCAAAGCCTTTTTCACAGCCCCTGGCATCTGTAGTGCCACAGTAAAGTCATTGATCATTCTGTGCCATACTATCTTGCTGTAGTCATTTGCTGGATCATAGCCACACAATGTGAAATGCAGTTGATTGACCAGGTGCTTATCTGACAGCACCCTTTTGAATGGGTTGCCCAATAGTGCCACATCCTTTTGATGGGTGATTGATCCTGTATATACCACCCTGATCCTGTCACCTGGTGTGTGTACATCAGTGAACTGATCTTTGCCGTATGGTAGGGCATTTGGTACTACATGCACTTTCTCATTGTATTTGCTGATGTGATACCTCAATCCCATGTTTGTGCAGGTAACCAGGTCAGCTGCCTTAATATGTTCAATGATAGGATCTGCATCATACTGGCCATACAGGATGTGCCAGGGATCTAAATGCCAATAGTCATCAATGTCCAGGATCAGTTTGAAACCATACTTTTCCCTGTAGGCTTTTAGGTCATCTATGTGACAGGTTGGGATGTACCTATTGACAACCACAATGTCATATTGCTCAGAAAGGATCTCATCATTGATGGTGTCAGTAAAGAATGCAAATTCCTTTTTCATGTAGTAGATGGGCATCATCAGTCTGTGATAGCCCACCCCACTGTTCTGTTGTGTGATGACTAGTATTCTCATTTCAGCTTTTTAATTTGCACCAGTAAGTCATAGATCCCAGCCAGTGCAAATGCTGTCATGACAGCTGCAATGCAAATCCAATAGATTGTGGTGATCATAGTAGGTAGGTTTTATTTCTTTCGTGTTTTCTTTGCTTTAGGCTGCACATCAATTTGTGCAGTTTCCTGAACAGGTTGCACAACTGGTTGTGCATTTACCACATTTGTCTCATAGTAGTGCATCAGCCTTTTCATCATGTCAAACACACAGCCACCACACCAGTAGGTCAGCACATACTGTGGATCTAAATACTGATGGTAAATGTGTTCATACATTTGCAGGACATCCATAGGGATCTGCCTGGTGTAACCCAGTTTAACTGTCTCAAAGTTTATTTTGTGCTTTTCAATAAAATCAATGTGATCCTGATTCATATGCTTTGTTCATTAATGTTTTAAATAATACTGCCAGGATTGCTGATGCAAACATGACAATGATGATCTCTGTGGCCTCTATTGGCAGCATGTACAGTGCCAGTGCTACCCAGGCAGGTAGACACACCAGGCAGTTGAATGGCTTGAAATTCAAATTCAATTTCAATGGGAATCTGCCCATTTCAATAAAATAGTAGCTGAATAGTGATGATGCTAGGATGTTTAATAGTAGATTGATCATATTACTTTTTTAATTTTAAGGCCTCCAATTTGTTTGATGCACACATCATCTTTCAGTCTGCCCTCAACCTTTTCCCTGATAAATTCATTTACCTCATCAATGATGTCAATCAATGTGTCCATGTCAGTTTCCTTATTGATGTCAATCATCACATCCAGGCCTGCATGAATAAAATTCCCTATCAATTTTTTCTGTGTCATATCCTCTTTTCTTAGTGCTTTTGAAAGTTTCTTTTTAACCTTCGTTACAGTTTTAAATAGGGATCTGTAGGGGATTTGTGTGTCTCTGCTTAGTTTTAAAATGTTCTTTCCATTCTCAGCATAGTCCTCAAATATGTTTTTTTCATACCAGTGCAGTTCACCCATTGACTTTTTCAGCTTGCTGTCCATTTCCTCATGCACATCTGACTGGTCATCTGCTGTCTCATAGTTGTCACAATACTCACCAAATGACTTTCTGAACATGTTGAAAAATGTAGATCGGTCACTCTTTGCCATGTTCAACATTGTCCTGACAATAAAGTATTTTAAATATCCACTAGTCCACATGCCACACAGTCTCTCTGAATCCATCTCACACAATACCAGGAAAATTTCCTGTCTTAGATCATCCTGTAATTCTACAGGCTGCATCTTACTGATGGCCTGGTTGATGTCCTTATCCTGGTACATCTGTGTGATGATGGTATCTTTTTTCATAGGGTTGGGTTTGTCCATTCTTTGATGCACACCAGTCCATTTTCCTCTGTTGCAATCAGGCATTGACATCCTGATGTTTTTGCTCTGTTCATGAAATTTATTTGATCCTGGCTCATTCTGTCATTGATTGTTTTGACTTCACAATAAACAGCCACACCAGTAAATTTGTGGAATCCTATGATGTCAGGTACACCTTTCAGGCCAGTGAATGTTCGGCCTCTGACAGCTAGATTGTTCTGCCTCCATACAAAGCACATCCTGGTTTCCAGGATCTTGATGGCAGTGTTTGTGATATGTGATACTGTCAATTCTTTCATAGGATAGGGCTAATATGTTTCTGTTTTCTGATAGTACAAAATATTTTACTAACTTTTTTTTGCTGATTCCTGCATGTAAGATTTCATGGCATTTCTGAACTGTTCTTTTTCACTGGTCACATCATCACTGGATCTGTTTGAATCACCACTGGATTTGAATTGTGCATTCTGTTCATCTTTAAATCTTACATACTGCCTGTGCCTTTCATCCCTGTATTGCTCTAGCATCTCAAAAAATGTAGGGATGTCCATACGGTCATAGACTTTGCCATACTTTGCTTTGATCATACCATCCAGGAATAGCATGATGTCCTCAAATGCCAGCTGATCCTCATTGGCTGAATCAATCAGCTGTAGTGACAATTCCATCACCTGATCTGCATTCATGCCTACCCTTAGGTTAAAATTTGACAAAGCCCTGTTAATTGCTTTGGCTAGTATGGCAGATACTTTGTCCATGCCGTATGTGTTCACTAGGCCAGGCAGCCTGTCCTTTACTGGGATCTGTTGGATCACCATCATAGGCAGTGGCTCTCCCTTATCTTTCCACCTGCACATCTCATTGAACACCTGGCCTGTGCTACCTACTGCCAAAGCGTTTAGCAAATGCCTCGTGTAGTTGTTGGTCTGTGATATGGCTAGATCTTGCCTGGTTTGTTTTTGTAGTTGCATTGTTTTCAGTTTTTAATTCAAAAAATCCTTTCCATCCTTTTGCCATTGATTGCATGATGATTTGGATGGCAACATCCTCATGGCCTGCTGATAGTTTCACCAGTTCATTCAAACTGGCTTGCTCTGATCCAGCTGACTTAAACTTGAATTTGTGATCCTGGGATTTGTAGTCTTTCCAGGTTGCCCAATAGTTTATGAATTTTGCAGATGTCCAGGGCATTGTGATCTCAACTTTTGGCTTTGCCTTTTTTTCATTTTTACTTTCATCTTTATTTTCATTTTCATTTTCATTTTCATTTTCCATATGTGATGACATATGTTTTTCATATGTAGATGATATGATTGTTTTTTTGCTAATTCTGTTAGCTTTTCGGCTATCAGTAAAGTTTTTGCGTTTGTTGATCTCATCCTCTACCCTTTGATTGTAGTACAGGCCATCATCATCTTTTTTAAATTTTGCGAAAATGTCCGCATCATATGTTTTACATATGTGCATCATATGTTTTTCACTTAGGTGTCCATGTAGGTGTTGCATACATAACAACCTGATATACTTTCCAACTTGCTCATCAGACATAAATGCCACACCTGTGATAAAGTCACTGGAATAAAATAGGAATGCTGGATCTTTAGCCATAGAATAAAAAAAAAGCCCTTTGCATGGTACTTACAAAGGGCTGGTTAAATCACTAACCAATAAAACTCATACAGTAGTACCAATACTGTATGAATCGTTTTCCAAATATGTTTCAAAGTTTTGAAACTACCAAACTAAGTTTTGGTGTCAGGGCAAAAAAATAGTGGTTTTCCAAAAGTTTACAGTCCTGCCTGTTTCAAAATCCTTTCCCCTAAATGCAAACTGAATCCTGCCAGCCTCAATCAGTTCACCTCTCCTGGGTGTCACCCTGTTGATAGGCCAGTCCAAGTGTTCTGCAATCTGATGGTCACAGCATGTGCCTAGTTCAGTGATGGCCTCCAGCACAGTCTGTTGTTTCTTATTGATGTTTTTCTGTGCCTCCTGGTATGCAGGTAGGCTGGTTTGATAGTCATACATGTTACATGTCTAATAGGATGGTGATGTAATAAAGATTCCCTTTTGAATGGTCACAGATCTCTTTAAACTGCTTCATGTATTTTTTCATGTCATAGCGTTTAAAAAACTTCTGATCCCTGATTAAACGGTCATTTTTGTACAGGCAAATGACACCCCTGACCTCTCTGCATTTTAGTCTTTTCATAGTTAAAAAGTAAAGCCCAGCACTGTGATATGCTGGGCTAATTGATTAAAATGGTAGATCATCATCAACAATCTCTGCATCCTCTACAGGTGCAGCTGGTGCTGATTTTTTCACAGGTACATTGGCAGCAGCATTCTGTTGCTTTGCCTCCACAAATTTAAGGTTGCCCACATACACTTTTGTGTCTTTGGCCTCTCTTTCCTCTTTGGTTTGATTGACCTGGATGCTGCCATTGTTGCCAAACTTGTCTGCATCATCATTGATCCACACATTGATGTTCAGATACTGTTTTCCTGTTTTTTCTGATTTCCAAATTTTGTCCTTTGGAATGTCTGTTAGGCAGATACTGCCTGATAGCAATTTGCTCATGTTTGTTTTATTTAGGGATTTGAATTTTGAATGTTGATGTGCTGGTTTTGATCGGCAAATCACCTTTGTGGTATGTCCTTTCATGATCCTCAATGGCTTTCTGTTTTTCCTTTAGTTCTGCAATCTGCTGATCCAGTTCTGACCACCCAGGTAGATGGCTGTAGTCATATTTGATGCTGGTCATTTCTGACACCTGCACCCCATTGATCTCAGCTTTCATCTTTGGGTGCTTTCCCAGTTCATCCATCACATCACTGCTGATTTTCTCTTTGACCATCTTTGTCAATGTCTCCATTGCATTCAGTCTGATCACAGCATCCAGTGGATTGATGTAGCCATCTTTTACCTGTTCAGCAATGGCCTCAGCCATCAGATCCAGGCCAAATTTGGTAGGGGCAATTTCCCCTACCTTAATGTCATCAAGATTAATTTTTTCTAATTGCATCTTTTTTAGTTGTAAAGTGTGATTTAAGATTGTTATCCTCTACCAGCTTTGCATTGACATGATACAGTGTGTTCAGCTGTCCAATGCTCTCACAGCTGTCCAGCACCATCAACAGGTCATCAGCTGTGGTATATGTTTTCCTGGCCAACAGATCAATTTCTGATGGCTGTGGCTCTGCCTTTGGTTTGACCTCATGTGTGTCATACTCAGTGTCCAGCTTTTCCTCTGTAGGAATCAGAAACATTTGCATCAGTGCATACTTTAATGCAGTGGACATGGCTTTGTTGGTAGACTTATCACCGCTGTCCATAGCCTCACCCTCCAGGACAGATTCAATGTATGATCCATCAGTGGTGAAAAACTTAAACTGGCATTTGGCAATGGTGTAGATCAGCACACCACCTTTGGCTGTCTGCCTTTCCTCTCTCTTAGATTCCAGGACATTGCTGGTGATGAATACTGCATTCTTTTTGAACAGTGGCTGCAAAGCATTGTACATGTCATCAATGCCTCTGAATGAATAGCCCTGCTGTTGATTCTTTTTGTTTTTACCAATGGCCTCAATTTCCTGCATGATTGCATTGATGGCCATGTAAATGTTGTTTTGTGTCATTGCTTTAGTTGTTTTCATTTATGATAGTATTTATTGGTAGTATGGTGCTTTTAACATATCCAGCTGTCTTAAAGCATTTCAGGACATCCTGGATGGTCATCACAGCCACTGGGCTGTAGATCATGGCATCAATCAGTTCACCCAACAGTTGATGTCTTTCATGTGGCACTAGGTCACACCAGGTAGGTAGTTTAGTTTCCTGCATATTCAGCTGTGATTTTGGTGATTGAATTTTTGATGTCTTTGAATGGATCTACAAAGTGCAAAAGAATGTAAGTGTAGATGTCATGGGCAATGTACTTATGTGACATGTCCCAATACTGATCCAGTGTGTATGTGCCTGATTCCTGGCAATGCTCACCAGTGTGATCTGACCAGTCATGCACCCAGTTCAGTCTGTCTGTGCGTTCTAGCCAGTTTTCAAACTTTGATAGTGGGATTTCACATGTAGTGTTTTCCAGTTCTACAGTCAAAGAATTTAGATTCCTTTCTGCAATAAAATCAATGATTTCAAAAAGTGTTTTCATAGTGGTGTCGGTTAAATGACACTGCTAAAATAGTAAAACATTTTATACTACCAAACTATTTCCAAACTTTTTTTTGAAATGTTTAAAAAAAAGGCAGACTTAACATCTGCCCTTTGATGGTTTTTCAATCATCTTTTAGTCCTGAAAGTAGTGCTGTCACTAAGAATCCTGCCACAACACCACTCATGAAAATTAAGTACATCATATATTGTCATATTTGTTTCCAATAGCTGTCAGCACCTCATTTTTCAATCTCAGGATGCTGTCCCTTTTAAACATCACTCTGTTGCCTTCCCTGATCCAGTCTACATCTCTGACCAGGTGACTGTTTGCATCATGTCCAGGATCTAAGTCTTTGACCATCCTGACCTGAATCCATGTCCGCTGTCTGTTGATTAAATTCATGGCCTCTTTCATAGTGATCAGATCACTGGTCACTGGCACTACCTGGCTGTTTTTCAGCCATTCAATGTTGTCATTGAATCTTTTGATTTCTTTTAGTTGTTCTGTTGTCATAGAATAAAGTTGAAAAAAGCTAACAAAAACTAAATATTGTTAGTATATTGTGGCAAATCATGCTCAAATTTAAACTTTGTTTGGTTATTTCCAAACATAGTATGCAAAATTTAATACTATGCATCAGAATGAACTTTTGAATAAAGCTGTGCAGTATTTATACGGAAAGGGAATCATCACAAAGGACAAAGACATTGCAGACAAAATGGGATATAATAAGGCCACTGTCAGCAGCTACCTTAGTGGAAATGCAAAAGCCTCCTCAGAA